CATTTTCTAATGTTTGGTTTTTTATCTGGATCTAAATTTCTAAAATCAAATTCTAATTCACCTCCTGTATAATCTTTACCTCCTTCTGATAAAGACACAGTTACCGATAGTTTTCTAATCTTACCGTTTGATGGGTCGCCTTGTTGTCTTTGATAAGGTCTATTCCAACCATCACAATGCCAATCATAGTATTGGCCTTTATTATATTTTGTAAATTGACAAGACTCAGAAAAATCCCATTGAAAATTCCAGCCAGCATTAGCATTTGCTTGATGCACATAAGGTTGTATCTCTTTATAGATCCATCTATCGTTCATCCATACAATATCTGAATCTCTTTTCTTTTTTAAATCTTTAATTTGTTGTTGACTTAGTGGTTTATTATTTCTTTCATAACCACCTGTCACTGCCATTTGATCTTGAAAAGATTTTCCATACTTAACAATGTCGTCACAAATTCTGTGAGGAATTGCTGATTGAAAATACCAAAAATAATTAGTTAAGTTCATATGTCTTTATACATATGTATTATTTTAATTTAAATAAATAATAAACAAAAATAAAAAGAATTGATCTAGATCAATTATGAAACAGTTAAAGTTCCTGAAACTGTAAAGGTTGCAATTTTTTGTCCACCTGGGGCTGTTGAAGTTGAATTACATCCAGGCGATACTGATAAACTAGAACAAGCTGGAAATCTTACAATAACTACACCACCACCTCCAGATTGTAGACCTGAGGCACCTCCACCTGTTCCTGGTGCACCAGCATTAGCCGGTGTATTTCCAGATCCTGTACCTCCACCACCACCTGGTGCAGCTGGTCCTTGACCTCCAGTATTTCCATGCGCTGCTCCACCACTTGCTCTTGTTACTGCCGCTCCTGTTATTGAACTAGAAGTTCCCGCACCTGCTGGTCCATATCCTTCACCTGGTGTAGAATTGCCTCCTGCGCCACCGGCACCTCCACCACCACCTCCGCCATAAGTACCTGGCCATGTTCCACCATTACCACCTGGGTTACCTTGAGGTTGAGGACTTATAGGAGGCACATTTCCAGAACCTCCAGTATTACCACCGCCGCCAGCTCCACCTCCTGAACCTCCATCAGCACCATTAGGTAATGAACTGCCAGGGAATTGAGATCCTCCGGATCCACCTCCTCCATTGGATGTTATTGTATGAAAAGTTGAATCTCCTCCATTAGCTCCAAGAGGAAATCCAGTAGCACCTCCACCGCCAATTGTAATTGTATAATCTCCTTCTTCTAATGCTGGAAAACCAGATACTCCTGATCCTAATGGAGAGGCAGAATAACAACCAGTATTTGTTCCAGCTGATTCTCTATAACCTCCAGCTCCACCACCACCAAAAGTACCGCTCCAGTTACCATTACTACCACCGCCACCACCGCCGGCAATAACTAAATAATCCATTGCATAAGTTGCTAAAAATTTTGGCCATGTTCCTTGTTTTTTGGCTTGAAATTGACTTTGCATTGACCACACACCACTTGCTTTGTTTAATTCTTTTACGATTACAATTCCTGAACCACCTGCTCCTGCTAAGTGTGATGAACCCGGAGATCCACCTGTTCCTCCTCCGCCACCAGTGTTTGCTGTTCCTGCAGTTCCTTGAGAGGACTTTTGTCCAGCTCCACCACCACCAGATCCACCGGCTCCAGCGGGTTTTGGTGAGTTTGCAGATCCACCACCGCCACCACCTACAGCACTTACAGGTGCTCCTGGGTATGTAGAACTTATACAAAGACCTGCTCCACCTGCTCCACCTTGTCTACAAGTTGGACTTGGGGCACATTGAGCAGCTTGGCCTACTGCAGTTGCTCCACCACCGCCTCCTCCTGCATCACCACCTGGACTAGCTCCAGAATCACCGCCAGCAAAACCTTGACATGCTGTGCCTGCTCCTCCACAACCACCTGCGTTAGCACCACCTCCAGAACCTCCAGCAAGTCCGCAATTAGATGGAGTTCCTCCTCCTCCACCACCACCAGCGGTAGCTGTGTAAGTTGTACATCCAACTACTAAACTTGAATCTGTTCCACTACCACCAGTATTGGCACTTGGTATTGGAGCACTAGCTCCACCACCGCCGACCGTAGCAGCTCCAAGAGCAGCACCTCCGCTTACAGGTATACAATTAGTTTGTAAAACACCACCAGCCCCTCCTCCACCACCAAGATCTGTTGCTCCGGCTCCACCGCCAGCGACTACTAATGTATTAATTAGTCTTGTGCCTGGTTGTGTTGCCGCTAAAGCAGGACTGGTAGGTCCAGTTGATGTGATTGATGTAGTTGTATCTTTACCAAACGAAGTTTTATTACTTTTTCCGATTATACCGCCGTTATTATTAGGCATGCTTTAAGTCTCCTTATGCGGATACCCAAGCTAGTGCTGAAGCATCCCAATTGAAATTATTTACTGGATCTGAAAAATCTGTTGCAGTCCATCTTAGATTATCTTCGTCCCAACTAATAACTTTATCTGTAGTATCAGTCGGATATGTAACTGGTGCTTGCCAATCATCATTACCATCTAATGCCCAAGATTGATATGGTTGAGGACTTAAAAATTTATCTTTTGCAGCGTCATATACATAACCTTTACCGCAATATTGTTTTCTAAAATTATGATTATAAGAAGTTTGTTTCCATATACCACCTTTAAAGAAATTTGAACACCATGTTTCTCCATCAACATGCATATCATTTTCTCCTAAAAGTCCAGCTGCTGTAGAAACATCATTGCCTACAACGACAACTCTTTGTACTACTTGATGTGAATCTGACGTAAATCCAGTAGGATCTGTCATTGATTTTAGTTCTGCGAAATGTGCCATATTATATTCTCCTTATAATTATAATTTATATTTTTTTTAATGTTTGTACATATTTTTTTATAGTGTCAATATCTCCATTAAGTAGGCCAAACACCTTGTTTAACATAATCATAAACGGTGTTCATTGACCACACACCTGGTGCGCTTGCTATTTCAGGTTCTACAATTACTGCATAACCTGAACCACCTGCTCCACCTGCTCCACCATTTCCACAGCCACCTCCACCACCGCCGCCAGTATTAACTGTTCCTGCTCCACCTGCAGTAGTTCCGCCTGGTGGTCTTCCTCTTCCAGCTCCACCCCCACCTGGGCCACCAGCTCCACCCGGTTGACCTATACAATCTGATCCACCTCCGCCACCACCAGCTAAAGTTAAAGGAGATAAAGGAGAAGACGAACTTCCTGCTCCACCTGCTGCTCCTGCTGCATCTCCACCAGTTCCGCCGACAGCTCCAGCTCCACCACCACCGGCTCCACCTTTTCCAGGAGGTGCATTTGTACCTCCACCTGCATTACCTTGACATGCTGTTGCAGTTCCACCAGTTCCACAGTTTCTAGCTGCTCCACCACCTGATCCTCCAGGGCCTCCATCATTACCAACAGGTCCACCTGTTGCAGCGCCAGCTCCACCACCAACGGATGTTGCTCCGGCAAAAGTTGTATCCACTCCCCCAGTTCCTCTTGCACAACTAGCGGGTGCTCCTGCACCTCCACCGCCTATTACTAAAGGATAAGCTGTATTTCCACAAACTGAAATTGATGTACAAAGATAACCACCTCCACCACCACCACCTGATCCAGCAGCGCCAGCTCCACCACCACCTGCTACTAATAATGCATTAACAGAACTTGTTAGTGGTTGAGTTGTAATTGTTGCACCGGCTGTTTTAGTATGAGTAACCTCACATTGAGATTGTATTGTATTAACAGGTCCAATTATTCCGCCATTGCCAGCCATAATTTAAACCTCCTATTCAGCTATTATTTCATAAGATATTAATGCTTCTAAATCTGAATTAGCACTTGCTAAACCTTGAATGATTTCAGTTTCTTCTAAATAAAAACCACTATTTTTATCTATTAAAGAAAGAGAAGCATCCGCAGGTACAGAAATTGTACTTGCTATTGATCTTGCATTTGATCCATCATAATATTTGATTGTAACATCAGCAGCATTAGTACCATCTATATTTGATATTAAAATTGAATTAATTTTGAAAACAGTATTTGCTGTTGCAGTAACTAAATTAGCACTTGAAGTAGTTAATGCAAATACATCCGTTTTTCCATTAATTGTAGCTACATTAACTATATTCGGGTTTGCCATATTTTTTTTCTCCTATTATCCAAATACTATCGCCATTGCAATAGCTTTTCCTGTTGTTATTCCTGCTGTAGCAAAAGATAGATTTTTACTTCCATCAGTTGTTAAAGCTTGTCCACTACTACCATCAGAAGCTGGGAAAGTAAAGTAATTTGATGATCCTGCATTACCTATTCCAGTAACATTAATGTCACCTAAATCTGCCATTACATCATTTACTGTAGATCCTGTAGTATATACTAAAGTTTTTGTTCCTTGTTTAAGAGCAACTCCATTCGCAGCATGTCCTGTATTTGCAAAAGTTAAAGTATATGAACCTGATGTATTATTAAATAAAGTATATTTAGATTCAACAGCATCAGTAAAAACATGAATATTAGCTGTTAAAGCACCTGTAAATTCTAATACAGCATTATGTACTTGATCATCTGTAGAAGAATCATCTGTGTTGGTTGTTGAATTAGCTGAAGTTAAAGTAACATTTGCATTTCCTGCAACGTTGGCTGCTTGATAACCTTTTATTGAACAGTCAACTCTATTGAAAACATAGTTAACGAGGTTACCCCAATTACCTGAATTTTCACCTGAGGCTTGACGTTCTAATTTTAAACGAGCTGTATAAGTTGAAGGCATAGTTATTTATACTTTATTAATTTATTTTTGTAAATAATATATATTTGTACTCATTTGTACACTATAAATTAGTCCAAGTATAGGTATTTCCATCAGAAATATTATCCCAAAATCTTAAATCTACAGGAGTAACATTAGCTTGAATTCCAGTTATATTTAAGAAGTTATTAGAATCAGGGATTATAGTAGCTAAAGAAATAGTCATACTTTGACCAGTTATACTTAAAATTTGTTCTCCTTTAAATATAAAAGATCCAGCATTAGCATTAGCATGAATTCCAGTAATTGGTATAAAATTTTCAGTATCAGTAGTAATACTACTTACATAAGAAGTTAATTCTTCACCTATTATATCAATAATATTAGCTGATCCTGTAGTAATATTACCTAAATCTACTTGTAAATCAAAACCAGGTGTTACAATAGTTACAGCTCCACCTGCTGCAATTGAATAAGTACCTATAAAAGTATTTGCTAATAAACCAGTAATTGGATTAGTAGTTGCTCCGGTAGTTACTACACTTCCTAAATTTGCATTAGCATTAATTCCAGTTATAGAAGTTTGTGCTGAACCTTGTGCGATAGAAAAATTTAAAGCTGTATTAGCTTGTTGACCAGTTGTAGCAAAGATAGCTCCATTACCTGTAAATACTAATCCAATATTAGTATTCCATGCACCTTCACTCCAATCTTCTCTACCCCAACCATATCCAAAATTAACAGATGATTGAATTTGTTGACCAGTTATTGCAGCTGCAATATCAGGAGATGAATTCCATGCACCTACATTATAACCGTAACGTCCATATCCTACACTTACACTCATAAGGAATTTCTCCTTATGCTATTCTAATTAAACCAGCAGTCGAGTTAGCAGTAGGAAACTGTAATTCAAAAGTTCCGTTTGTAGAAGTTTTCACTCCTCCAAAATCTAAAACTGCAATTGCAGAGTTACTGTTATTTGCATTATATAAAAGTGCAGCTTGAGCAGAAATAGTTGCATTTGCAAATGTAACATTATCAGCATCAAAAATTGCAGTAGTTCCATCTGTAGTAATTGCTACATTAGTTAATGCATTTCCACCTGTAGTATAATTAGTGCCAGATGAAGATACTTCGTTTGCAATAGCATATACAGTTGTGTTGGCTGCTAAAGAAGCTGTGTTATCATACAAAGCACACTTTAAAGTTTGTGCTGCAAGGTTTCCACCAGGCGACATTAAGTCTTGTTTGAATACAGTGCAAATTGCTTGTGTTATTGCCATATTTATTGTCCTCCAGTTAATGTATTTGTACCTAGTGGGCTACCAGGAAACTTATAGTCTGTTCTTCTTCTTCTACGAGCTTCATTATTTATAGTAGCTACTTGTTCTTTATACAAATTTTTGTATATAGTATAGTCTTCCATGTTCTTTGTAAAGAGATTTGCTTCAGCTAAACAAGCATAAGTTAATGTACTTGGAATATTTTCAGTATACCAATTTGTAGTATTGGTATTAGATAGAGGATTGATTTTACCTTGATATCCTAATTTCATTGTATATGCTTGATCTGGAGTAGGAGCTAAATAAACTCTATTATCATCAAAATTAGCAAAATATTTAGGTTGACCTTGAATTGATATATCAGGCCAATATTCTTGACAAAAGGCTAATGTTTTCATTTCTAAATAACTTACATTAGAACCTAC